AAGTTTTTAGCAAGAATAGAGCAAAGTCCAGATCTTAATAAACCAATGGCAATCACATTGCCAAGGATGTCATTTGAATATACTGGAATGACATATGATCCCACAAGAAAGTTAACACAGACACAGCAAATAGTTGTAAAGAATCCAGCAGACGGAACAGACATAAAGAAACAATTTGTTCCAGTTCCTTATAACATGCAATTTGAATTAGGAATCATGTGCAAATTAAATGATGATGCATTACAGATCGTAGAACAAATACTTCCATTTTTCCAACCTGCATACAATATAACTGTAGAATTAGTTTCTGATATAAAAGAAAAAAGAGATGTTCCAGTGGTTCTTGAAAGTGTCACTATGCAAGATGATTATGAAGGAGATTTTACTTCAAGAAGAGTTTTGTTATATACATTAAGATTTACTGCTAAGACATATCTATTTGGCCCTGTTCAATCTGCAAGCAAAGATATCATCAAAAAAGCAACAGTCAATTATATTGCTGGTGGTGCAAATGCAACAGAAAGAGATGTTACATACTCTGTTACACCAAGAGCAATTAAAGATTACACCGGTGATGTTCTTACAAATATTGCACAAGATATTACTGCAACTGCTAAAACAATTCAAGTTGCCGATGGCACTCAAATAGTTGCAGAAAAATATATTGTTATCGGTCAAGAAGAGATGTATGTCAAATCTGTTAATGGTAATAAGTTAACAGTTAGAAGAGGACAAGATACTACAATCGCAACTGCACATTTAAATGGTGCAGAGATTAAAGGCATAGATTATACAGATACAACCACTTCTATTGGAACAATAGGTGTTGATAGTGCGTTGGTAGAGGAAGGAGATGACTTTGGATTTAGTGGTACTTACTCATGAAGACTCAAGGATTAGATGATGCTTTTAATGTAGAATCAAGTATTGTTTCTGCAGATAAAAATGATGTCGTTAAAAAACCAGATAGACTTACTAAAGATGATATTCAAAAAGATTATGAATACACTCGTGGTAATCTTTACAGTATAATAGAAAAAGGCCAAGAAGCAATCAATGGTATTCTTGAACTTGCTCAAGAAAGTGAGATGCCAAGAGCATATGAAGTAGCAGGTCAATTAATTAAGAGTGTTTCTGATGCAACAGATAAACTCATGGATCTTCAGAAAAAACTTAAAGATGTAAATGAAGAACAACAACAAAAAGGGCCTAGCACTGTTAATAATGCTTTGTTCGTAGGGTCTACTGCTGATCTAACAAAACTCCTAAAAAATGGAGTACCCAAAGAAGATAAATAAACGAAGGGGAGAGGAATCCCGAAGTACTTAAGTTACTCATACAATGACGGATAAGTTACCGTCGATAGATGACTTCTATGAAGAGTTGCCATCTAAAGACGAAGTTATAAAAGAAGAAAAACTACCATCAATTAACGAATTCGTTGAAGAGGAAGAAGAGGAAGTCGTAGAGGGAAAAAATAAGTGTAAAGAAGGAGAATATTTTTGTAATGATGAACAAAAATGCAAACCTATTCCAAAAGGGACTAAGGTTAGAGATGATGGTCTTTTAGTTAAAGAAGGTGATCTTGTTGAAGTTTTAAATCTAATAAATTCCGTAAGAAATGATATTCCTGAAATACCTGAAATAAAATATTATGATAATGAACTAGAATCGTTAGTTCAAAGAATAGAAGAAATACAGGAAAATATTCCCGAAGTTAAGTATTATGATAGCGAAGTAGAAGCAATATGCGAAGAGATTGATAATGTAAAACATAATATTGCTAACCTTCCAGAGGTAAAATATTATGATGAGCAATTATCTGGATTAGAAAAAAGATTAGTAGATTTAAAAGAATCAATACCAGAAGTAAAATACTATGAAGGGGATATTCAATCTCTAGATGAGAAGATTGATAAAGTTAGATCTGAGATTCCTAATTTTCCTAAGTGGGTTAATGAAGTAAATGAGGTTCCTGATTTTTCTTGGATAGGAAAAACGTTCAGTGTTATTGATGATGACTTTGTAAAAGTAGGTGATAATATAAAAGATTTAAGAGATAGATTTGATGCAGATTTTCAAGATCTTTCAGAAAGTCTTGATACAAAAGATTTTGAACAAAGAGTTAATATTGATGAAGTTAAAAAAGATATTAAGGAAACAAAAGAGAAAATATTTAAAGAATTAAAAGAGGCTGCGATCAAAATTTGGTCTCATCATGACATGTTTAAAGATGATGACAGAAAATTAAAGAAACAAATTTTCAGTAAATTAAATGAAACAAAACAAAAAATTGAAAAACAAATATTAGATTCTAGAACTAAAAGTTATCAAGAAAACAAAGAACTATCAAATTACTTCAACGGATTACAAAAAGAAATATCAAATCTTCCGGAAGTAAAATACTATGATACTCCTATTCGAGAACTTGAGAAAGGACTATCAAAACTAGATGAAAAAATTGATAATAAATTAAAAGATGCTACTCTTAACATCGCTGAATTATACAAAATTGTAGACGAGTTAAAGGACGAACAACAATTACTTGTAGAAACCAACACTCCTCTTGGAGCAGATTCGCCAGAAACAAATAATCCAGATCCACTTACACCAATAGATCAAAATTTTGTTACTGTTGATCAACTACAAAAACATTACAAATTATTTGTAGAAAGAGTTCAATATCAATTGTCATCAATCGGTGGCGGTGGTGCAGGATTTATCAAAGACCTCGATGATGTTGATATTACTGGTCTTGCAAATGATTATATTCTTCAATATGATTCCTCAGTATCCAAGTGGAAGACTGTTGTTAATACTGGTGTTGGTGCTGGCGGTACATGGACAGTAGGGGAAGCTGGTATTCATACTACTAAGAGTGTGGGAATAGGAACAACAGCGAGATCTGATTTTAAATTATATGTTAGCACTGGAAGCACAACAGATACTGTCGCTTATTTTGATGGTAATATTTCTATTGCAGGATCTACTTTTAGTAGAGAAGTTGTTGAAATAGAATCTCTTGGTATTATTACAGCAACCAAGGGTGTTGATGTAATTAGTGGTGGTATTAACGCTGTCGGTGTTATCACTGCAACTAGTTTTGATGGTAGTTTAGCAACCACTGATTTAACTGGAACCATCACCAATGCTCAGTTAGCAGGTTCTATTGCCAACGACAAGTTATCAAATTCTACAGTTTCTTTGGGTGGTATATCTCTTGCTCTTGGTGAAACCGATGCTACTCCGGCATTTAATTTAGCAGATGCTACTAATTATCCGTTTACTTCACTTACTGGTATTACAACCACAATTCTTGGAGATACTACACCTAAACTTGGTGGTGATTTAAATGGTAATAGTAAGAATATTTTTGGTGTAGGTATTCTAACTGCCACCACTTTTGACGGTAGTTTAGCAACCACTAATCTAACAGGAACTATAACCAATGCTCAGTTAGCAGGTTCTATTGCTAATGATAAATTATCAAATTCTACAGTTTCTTTTGGTGGTATATCTCTTGCTCTTGGTGGAACCGATGCGACTCCAGCATTTAATTTATCAGATGCTACCAACTATCCATTTACATCTCTAACAGGTATCACAACCACAATTGTGGGAGACGCAACTCCAAAATTGGGTGGAGATTTGGATGGTAATAGTAAGAGTATTGATAGTGTCAATAACTTAAATGTAACTGGTATCACAACTCTTGGGTCTAGCACAGGTGTAGGGACTGTTACTGTTGGAGTCGGAAACACTGCTCTTTTAGTTGAAGGTGATTCTAGAGTCTTAGGAATTTTAACTGTAGGTAGTGGCTCTGTTACTATTGATGGTTCTACTAATACAATCAATATTGGTGATGAAGATGTCACCATTACGAATTCTGCAATTACGATTGGTTCTGGAGTAACCATTAGTGCTAGTGCCTCTGGTATTAACTCTGCACCTAATGTTTTATATGTTGCTAAAGATGGGGTGGATACAAACAATGGAACATCAATAGATAACGCATTCTTAACTATTAAAGCAGCAGTTGGTATAGCAACATCTGAAACAACTATAAAAGTTTTATCAGGAACATATGTAGAAGATAATCCAATAACACTACCAGCATTCTGTTCTGTAGTTGGTGATGATTTAAGAACTGTTAAAGTTCTTCCTAGTAATTCGACACAAGATATATTCCATGTCAATAAAGGAACTAAACTTGCTAACATGACATTTAGTGGGCACCTTGCACCATCAGCTGCTGTTGCATTTCCAACTGCTGGTGCAACAAATGTCGGTGGTGGTAAATGGAAAGGGCCTTACGTTCAAAACTGCACTAGTGATACTACAACAGGAACTGGGATTAGAATTGATGGTAATTTAGCAGTAAAAACAAAATCAATGAACGTTGATGCCTTCACACAATATAATCAGGGTGGTGTTGGTGTTGCAGTAACAAATGAAGGATATGCACAGTTAGTTTCAGTATTTACTATTTGCTGTGATCAAGCAATAACTGCACATAAAGGTGGTCAAGCAGATGTAGCAAATAGCAATTGTAGTTTTGGTACATTTGGATTAGTTGCTGATGGTATTGGTAGTCAACAATTTACAGGAATAGTAACTGCTGAAGCAGAAGCTGCACAAGATAATGTTATTGTTAATATAGGTGCTGGAACTACAAGACCTTATGATGGTCAAGTTGTTTTCTTTGATAGACTTTATAAATCTGTTGAAACAATATCTGTTGGATCTGGAGGGACTGGATATACTTCTACTCCTACAGTAACTATTGATGCTCCCACTGGCCCTAATGGAGAAACTGCAACAGCATTTGCTACTGTGGAAAATGAATCAATCGCATCAGTTACAATTATTAGTAGCGGAAGTCAATATGAAACAACACCAACAGTGACTATAGGAGCACCAAATGTTGGTATTAATACAGCAACTGCTACTGCTAGTATGGATGATCTTTATTATACAATAAATAGTTCGACACCTGTATCGTCTGGGATTGCTACATTAACTCTTGCTGAGAATTTAATCAATACAGTGGGTGTTGGTTCAACTGCATTTTTCTTCCAACAAAGTAAAATAGTTGCTAGTTCTCATACATTTGAATATATTGGATC